ATTGCCAACGCTTCTGGCAATTTACCCTTATTATAATCACGTATAATTCTGTATAAGTCTGCATTTTCACTTGCACTTAATCCACGTAAAGCATCGTTACTTTCAGATGCTTCAACTTGAACAGGTTCTCCGTTCGTGTCCACTTTTGGAGCTGTTAATGGACTATAACCTTTTAATTCTCTACGTTCATCCTGAGTTAAATCAGCATCATTAGATAAGTCTAAACCTATTGGTTTTAATGTTTCAAATTCTAAATCTATTGTTTGCCCTGTTTTAAGTTCAAATAAATATTCAATAAAATTAGATAATTCTTTTTGACGTGGCTTAGTATATGTATTTAAAAATAGTTCGTAGCTATCATTTAACGATACACGTGTACCTAATTGTCCCTCTTGTTTAATTCCAAATAACTCAGGATTAGTTATGTTATGTCCTACTATTATTTTTTGTTGATACCTCTTAGAAATAAACTCAAATTTTTTATCTAAGTCATCTACATTTAAAGCACTAATTTGAGCAGCCTGTCCGTCTTTGTCGGCATAATTAATTACAACCTCACCAGCATTTTCAACACCAGTTAAGGAGCTTGTTAACTTATCTTTGATTATTCTTTTATTCTCAGGTGTTGGCTCACCATTAAAGAAAGTAACTAAAGTACCAGCACTAAAGCCTTTCATAACATAGTTACTGTTAAAAGTACTTACATCAATATCAGATTTAATTTCTTTTAAAGCACCTTTGTACTCAGGCAATACATAAGGCATTTTGTTGTTGTACTTTGGTTGGTAATACTCAAATTTTAAAAAGTATGTCCCAGCTTCGTTACCAACTTCATATCTTTTATATTCCGTTACTTCGGCTTTGCGGTCTGAAAAATCATTGCAGTAATATAGTATTGAGCTATCTTCATTTAACCTACAGTTAGCGTAATTTAAATGAAAGTACTCTATTGGCACACCTTGTAAGTTAGTTACAACTTGAACATAAAAGCTATTAAACAATTCACAATCTAAAGATATTTTTTTACCAAATTCGTCAAATGTTTCAAATCTATTTATCTTATTAGTAAATAAATCAAATGATTGCTGTAAGGCTTCATTTGTAGGTTTTAAGCCTTCGCCATATAAATAACGTGCTTTAGCTCCAACAATAGCATTGTGTTCAGGATGTTCGTTAAAATAACGTATTAACTCATTTGGAAAATCATTTAACTTTCCGAATTTTACAAAGCCTTTTACCCTATCTTTTTCCATTACAGGTGCTTTATATTCACCGAATGTTAAATAAGCAATTTTGTTTTCAGGGTCTATTATTTCAAATTTAGCCATTGAATACCTTTATGTTAGGTTTATTATAATCAAATTGTGGTACATCGGTCGAGCTACCTATAACATCAACTCTTCCATTTTCAACAAGGTTTAAGCCAGTTGTATCTTTATTAGTACTACTAGCTTGTTCGTATATTTCATACTTCCAAGTCCCAGCGGTTAAACTAACATTTGTAGGCTCAACAATTACAAATTCGTTATATCTTAATTTGTTGATGCTTATATCTGTAGGTATTAATTTTTTTACTGTATTTTTTTCGTCCGAGGTAAACACAAATAAATAGTAAGGATTGGTAATAGTTGTTTTTTCCGATAAGGTTAAAATGACTGTATTACTTGTGCCTTTATTTATTAAAATCATATTTATATGTACACTATTTTAGTAAAAAGTATATATTTGCAATATGAATTATAAAAGACGAGCAAACAAATTAGTAAAAAGATTTGCTGAAGAAATGGGTATTATTCCACCCCTAGCAAAAGCATCTGTAATTACTTATTTAACTTACACGATTGAGAATGTAAACCAATCTGATAAATTTACAGATGAGGAAAAAACACGTATTGTAAACGATTATACAAAAACTTTAAATGCTTTGAATGACAATATTGTGCAAAGTAACTAGTCGAGGTCGACCAGCGGAATTATTAAAGGCTATTGATAGTTATATTAAGTTAGCCAATAATCCAAATGAATTAAAGTGGTTATTTAGCTTTGATACTAATGACATTACTTGTAACACCTCTGAATTTGTTAAATCTATTCGCAATAGGATATACACACCGACAATTGTATTTGGTGAATCAAAAAACAAAATAGATGCTATTAATAGGGATGTTAATGACTATCATTCTAATTGGGATATATTAGTTAATATTTCAGACGACCAACTAGCTGAACGCAAAGGGTGGGATAGTATTATCAAAGATGCTATGCCTACAGATTTAGACGCTAGTTTGTGGTTTAATGATGGGTGGCAAGATAGGATAAACACTATGGAAATTGTAGGCAAAGAATATTACAAACGATTTAATTACATTTATTACCCTGAGTATAAATCTTTTTATTGTGATAATGAAGCTACTGAAATAGCCATGCAACTAGGTAAATGTATTCAATCAAAAGAATGTATTATAAGGCATTACCATTATGGGTGGATGCCAAATAGTCACATGAAAAAAGATGATACCTATATTAAGGCTGAGTTAAATTGGGAGCATGACAAAGAGTTATATAAACAACGTAAACTAAATAATTATGGGTTATAAAGAAAAATGGAAAGATGTAATAGGATTTGAAGGCCTATACAAAGTTAGTAATTTAGGTAATGTTATAAGCCTTATAACTAAAAAGCCATTAAAAGCTAATGGTGATAATTATGGTTATTTGCAAGTTATTTTATATAAAGGTAATAAAAGAATAACAGGTAAAGTTCATAGATTAGTGGCTAAGGCCTTTATTGATAATACTGAAAATAAACCACAAGTTAATCACAAAGATGGTAATAAAAAAAATAATAATATATCTAATTTAGAGTGGATGACTAATAAAGAAAATAAACGTCATGCTATAGATAATGGTATAACTAAAATGCATATAAATACTAGAATAGGTAAATTAAAATCTAAAGGTACAGTTATTTTAAATATAGATAATGGCATTTATTATAAGTCACCTACAGAGGCCTCTAAAGATTATAATGTAAATGCTGGTACTGTTAGAAGGTGGATACAAAAAGGAATGAAAAATTTAATACGTTGTTAATATGAAGCTATCAATTTTAATCTGTACTACTCCAGAAAGGGAGCAAATGTTTAATAAATTATTTGCTGAATTAAATAAACAAGTAATAGAATGTGGTGGCGGTGTTGAGATACTTTGCGATGATTCACCTAAAGGAACAGTTACAATAGGCGAAAAATCAAATAGATTATTAAGACTGGCCAAAGGTGATTATGTATGCCGTTTTGATTCTGATGACTGGCCTTCAAGTAATTATGTATATGAAATTCTAAAGGCTATTAATATGCAGCCTGACTGCATAGGCTTTCAAATTGCTTGTAATATGGATGGGATTAAATCTTTAGCAGCAAGTTCATTAAAATATGAATGGTCTGAAAATATAGATGGGTATAAATATGTTCGTTCAATATATCATAAAACACCTGTTAAACGTGAAATAGCTTTACAGTGTATGTTTCCTGACAAATCATTTGGTGAGGATTATGAGTATAGCATGAGATTAAAACCACTTTTAAAAAACGAAATATTTATAGATAAGATACTTTATAATTATAACTTTAAATACGAAAATCCTAAAATAAAATATGGACTTAATAGTTAACCATTCCGCTGGTTATTTCAGCAATATGACTATTCGATTATATGAGTTGATTTCATTTATGCAAACTCATAACTGCTATCCTGACAAAATAGATAGCTCTAATCAGTTCGGTTTTTATAAGTCTTATGATAATGAAAATGTATCTGAGCTTTATATTAAAACAATAGATACTGAAATACCTTTTGACATTCCTAAATTAGATAAGGACTTCATGGCTTTTCAATTTGAAAATTATAAAACATTAGATTTTGATAGCCTAAAAAATATAGTGTATAAATACTTTTCACTTGGTGATTTAGTTGAGCTAACTAAATTAGAGCTTAAAACAAAATACAACTTAGACAAATATATTAGCGTGTTTTATCGTGGCAATGATAAATCATTTGAAACTGCTAACCCATCTTATAAGCTGTTTATACAAAAAGCAAAAGAGTTAGAATATTTAAACTTACCTTTTGTAGTACTACCAGACGAATGTAAATTTTTAAAAGCATTTAAAAAAGAAATAAAAAATGTAATTACTTTTGATGAAACACCTTGTTGTGATTTGCCAAATAGCAATTATATCTTTGATTTACAAATGGATTTGCGACCACAATTTGGAGCTAATTATAACGCTATTGTAAAGATATTATCAGAGGGTGAACACTTAATAACACACTCAGGTAATGGCGGTGTTTGGGCGTGTTTATATCGTGGAAATGCTAACAATGTACATCAAATCTATCAAAACAAAATATATGAATGATTATAGTCAATATGGCGAAGGCAAAGTAATAAACCACTACTTTCAAAATAAAACAGGCACTTGCGTATCACTCGGTGAAAACGATGGTAAAACTTTATCTAATGTTTTGGGACTTATTGAAATGGGTTTTAAAGCACATTTAGTTGAGCCTAGTAATGAAGCCTTTGCAAAGTTAAAAGAGCTACATAAAGATAATAAAAACGTTTGGCTGTATAATTATGCAATCGGTAAGCATAACGGTGAAACTACATTTTACCACTCAGGCACTCATTTAAATACTGGCGATACTTCGCTACTATCTACTATTGACAAAGACGAATTAAAACGCTGGGGTAAATCATGTGAATTTACAGAAACAAAAACTCAGGTAAAAACTTGGAATAATTTTTTACTTGATAGCTTACTTGATGAAATAGATTTTATTTCAATAGATTGTGAGGGAGTTGATTTTGAAATATTGCAGCAAATACAATTAAATAAATTAAATGTTAAAATGCTTTGCATAGAATATAATAATGTTGAGGAAAATAAGTATATTCAACATATGAAAGAATATGGCTATAAACTACACTATAAAAACTTTTGTAATTTAATCTTTGTAAAATGAAAAAATATAGAATACTAGAAATAATTAAAAAAAGAGGTGATGTAATTTATGTACTTCAAAAAAGATATTTTTTATTTTTTTGGAAGGATGTTAATAGTTATTATGATATTGATACAGCTATAGAAATGAAAAATATTTTATATTTTAATGAATATCAAGATAAAATAATTTCAAAAAAAGTATTAAAATGAATTTAAACGAAATACCTAAATACTTAATCAATTTACCTAGTCGGACTGATAGGCTACAAAAAGCACTATTACAAATAAACTCATTTTATGACAATAGCCGTATTGAATTAAAGAATGGCATAATAGATACAACACCACTAAAAGGTATTGCTAAAGCTCATTTAAATTGCATTATGGATGCAAATGATAATAACTATCCTTATTGTATTATTATGGAAGATGACTTGTTATTTAGAGATGGCGCAAAAGAATATTCACAAAAAGCATTTAAAGACATTCCTAGCGACTTTGATATACTTTTGGGTGGAATATACTCATGTAGTGAATTAACTCCTTACAATGACTATTGGAATAAATTAGCAGCCTTTAATGGTTTACATTGGTATTTAGTAAATCAAAAGGCATACGATAAAATACTAGCTTTTACTTTTAACCAGCATATTGATAGGTGGCTTGTTGCAACCGCTAAATTAAACTGCTATGTCACTAAAAAATTCTTTGTTATACAGGAAGATGGGTTTAGTGATAATGTCGGTAAGGTAACTACATATAATGATACTCATTTAAATAAATTTGAGTTACTATAAATAAAAAAGGCTACCTAAATAGATAGCCTCTTTATTATATATGGATTTATTATAATAAACCAGCGATGATAGCACTATCAACTTTTACCGACCTGTTTATTTCACGTGCTTTTAATTGCACTTTGTTACCTTGAAAGTCACCTAAAGCAACTCCGCTCTCTAGTGTATCGGTTGCAATATCCATTCCATAATCACGTCCTAATAACCAATAAGAGCCATCGTTTTGTTCAGCAATAACGATTACTGTATTTTTTACTAAGTTTCCTAATTCAACTTGCGTTAAAGCATCAATGCCTAATAATTGCATATCTACAGTTTGCTCAACTGAGAAAGTACCATTCTTAGCATCAGCAGTAACTACTTGTCCCCAAGTAGCTACCTCTGATTTTTGCTTATACTCATAAAATGAATAAGGAGATGTTAATGTTATGGATGTACACACACCAGCGGTAATAGTACCTACAGTTACTTTGTCAAACTCAGCAACTAAGTATCTTTTTACACCGCTAGGTGTTTTGCAAACTTTTGGGCTATGCCCTTGTGTTAATGTACAACTCATGTTTTTTTAATTTAAATAGTTAATTATTAAGACCATTCGTAAATTGCAATTTTATTTCCGTAAGCATAAGAAACACCTAGTTTCCAAGCAGCTTGCATATAAAATTTAGATTTTTTAATAGGGTCTTGGTCGATTGAAATATTCTCCTCTTCATTAGCTAAATCAGTACCGATATAAAGATTTTTTAAGTTAACAGCGCAAGCAAATTTAGTTCCTGTTAAACCCGGTATTCCGATTAAGTTGATGTGTGAATTTTCAACAGGCAATGTTCCGATTTCATTAGCACTACCTGAAATATGGTATAAGTTAGCAGCAGCTAAATCAGTTTGGTAATTTCTAACAACATCTAAACCACCCATAATCCAAGTATCAGGCTCGTTGATGATTTCTAAAGGAATGTTTTTGTAAAGTGTTTGAACACCAATACGAGCATTACCAGCAGTTGCTAAAGGAATTTTTGGAGAAGGAGTTACGTTAGAAACGTTACCATCTGCTTTCCATAATTTAATAAAACCATTAAACCATTTCAAGTTAGCATCACCTGTAAGTGATACGTCACCTTGCCAAATTAATTTTTCCATTTTTAATTTTAATTGACGAGTTAATTCTCCAACTATTTCATCACGTAAAGTGATTGAATCATAGTTTGAGCCATTTTTCAATTTTAAACGAAATACAGTTGTTTCTAAATCTTTTTCACACAATGTTTGCATTACCGCCATTTTAGCAACGTCGATAGTCATTTGTGTTAATACTACGTCACCAGTTGCTGTTAAGTCACAGCTATCCGCTTGGATAGTTGGGTCTGCCGCAATCATTGGTAATTTAGTTTCGTCTTTAATACCTACTAATAGGTTACCAGCTTTGTCAATTAACTCAGCTGTTTTAGCACCTAGTATCATATCGTATAATACTGGAGCTACTTCTTCTTTGGTGTATCCTGTAATGGATGCTACGTTGTATGCCATGTTTTCTTATTTTTTAAGTTTTGATAAATTTTCTAATTGTTTTTCTTTTGTTACTCTAAAGTTTAAAGTTGGTCTTTGGATAGGTTCTGCAGCTGGTTGTTCAACGATTGCATTAACCGCTGACAATGTAACCACTAGGCTATCTTGTTGTTGTTTTACAGTTGCTGAAAGTTTAGCAACCATTTCAGATAATTCAGTTACCTTTTGTTTTAGCGATGTCATTTCAGCATTAGGCTCAACCATTGGAGCAGCTTCTGGAGCTACTACTTCGGGAACTACTATATTGCTAATCACACCACCAACTACAGTAACCATTTCGCCTGTTTCAATTTCATAATCGCCATCGGCTACATCAACAATACCAGCTTCAGTAACTTGCTTAACTGGATAGCCTACTTCTAATTCTTCAACTTGTAAGATTAACCCATCTTTAGTTTTCATTTCTTTCATAGGATTTTCAGTCGGTGCAACCTCTGTACTAGGCATAGGCTCTGTAACAACAACGTCTTGAAATTTAACAAGCATTTCCTTTAACTTAACTTTTAAGTCATTAGGAATTACTTTGTTGATTTCTTCTTTTAAATTATTCATGTTGTTTTTTTTATATGTACATTAAATTTTATAATAGTATTATATCAACTCAAACTATTTTTTATAGCTTCTATTTCATTATCAGTTAACATAGCAGCTGGATTCATTTTAAAAAATGCTTCTATACTAAAGCCTTTAAATTGTCCGGCTTTGATTTGATTCCAAACTGTTTCATTTTCTATTTTGCAAGTTATAAACCACGTTCCCATTGGTAAGCTCTCAAAGTTTACAACCTCTTTAACTCTGTTTTCGTCTGTTACAAATGATTCAAATATGAATACATCGCTAACATTACTATCAGTATCATGAGTTAATTTGATACGATTGTTTTTGTTTTCACTTGCAAATTTTATAGCAGCATCATTAATTGTTTCTCTAGTTGCTACTACATAAAACGGTTGGTTGTTTTGTTCTCGATAAACTAATTTATCAGGTATCATAACAGCTCCTGTTATAATTCTTTTTTCTTCATTTTGGATAGCAAACTTAAATGTGTCCTCTTTGCTAAAGGCTACAAAAAGCTCTTCATAAGCTGGTGTATCTACTAAGGCTATATCTTCAATGCCATATTTAGGATTTCCGCTTTCGTCTAATTCTAGGTAATAAACTGGGTATTTCATAATTTAAAATGTTGATTGTGCTTTATATTTTGTTACTGTATTTTGTGTGTCTGTCATATCTGATTCCACTACCTGTGCGCGAACTGTAATTGTAGGTTGTTGAGCTTGTGGTGTTATTGTATTACCTTGAGCATCAAATTGTGTTCCTGAGATATTATTTGTTGGTGTTGATACTGTAGGTGCGGATGGGATGCTAGGACTAGGAGCTGAAATACTACCGCCACCGCCACCACTTGCACCGCCACCGTCAAATTTAGTTGATGCTATTTTTGCTATTTGAGCAGCCGCAGTAATACCAGCTAATGCTGCATATACTGGTCCTAACACAGTACCTACAACTGGCACAGCTGCACCTGACGAATAAGCTGCTAATACAGCTTGAACACCTTGTATAGTTGCGTTTGCAATTTGTAAACCTTTATTTATATTAAATTGCTTTTTAGCTAATTCTAAAGTTGCTTTGTCATCTCCTTTCGCTTTAGCTAATTTAAAAGCAAAGTAAGCATCTGTTAAAGCCTGAGTTGCTGCAATAGTTTTACTAGCTACATCTAAAGCTGCTTGTTGTCTTTGTTTTTCTTCAGCATTTGCAATATCAGTTTTCTTTTTTTCTAAATCTTCAAACTGTTTTGCATACTTAGCGTTAATTAATTCTTTATCCTGAAATGTTAATCCTTCAGCATTTAATTCATTAATTCTTTTTTGATTAAGAAACGCTATTTGAGCATCAATGTCATTTTGATTAGCTATTGAATTTATTTCAGCTTCAATTAACTTAGATTTTCTTAATTCAGCTTCTCTATCTAAATTACGTTGTAAAGCTTCAGTATCTAAGCCTAATGCTTCAGCACGTTCCTTAATACGCCTTTCACGTTCTGCTTGTGTATATTTATCTAAATTAGCTAACCATTCTTCGTATCTTTTTTGTTCTTCTTCCTTTATTTTTTTGTTTAATTCCGCTTGTTTTTCAGCTCTCTTTTTATTTTCGTCATCAATACGTTTAGATTCAGTTGCTCTAATTATTTCTATTTGAGCGGTTGCATTTTTAATATTATTAACAGCTTCTTTTGCTCTTTTAACTTCATCCTCTGTTAATTCT